TACCATCTGGATCTGCTGCGCGATCACCGTCGTCAGCTCGAAGATGAAATTGCCGAGCTGGAGCTTAAAGTGATGACCGCGATGGGCGACGCTACGCTCGGGCAGGCGGGACCGTATCAAATCGAATGGCCGGTGAGGCATTACAAGGCGCAGCCGGAGCGTCTAGTCGCTGCAAAAGAGGCGCGCACAATACGTTTGAAAACCTTGAAAATTAAGAGTAGTCTCTGACTGACCGCTTACCCTTTGGCGGTCAGACTCCTAAAAGTCCTATGCCCGGCGCTGGTCCCGCCGGGCTTTTTTATTCCTCGGCAGTTTCTTCCTCTTCCTCATCTTCGATTATCTCGAATTCCCATTCTTCCGCGCCCATCAATTCCTCGAGTATTTCGTCCGGTGTCATATCAATCGATAAGCCATCGGGAAAGAGCTGCGTGTAAATCATTGAGCAGCCAGGACGACCGCGCTCGGGGAGCAGCATCAGAATCTCACCAGCGCGAATATATAGATCACCCTGCTGCGTTTTTAACTTAATCATCCCACCGATTGCCTTTTATTGAATTGTCTCGAGCCGTCAGAATTTGCATATTCCAGGGAACGTGAAGGCCGCAAACGATCTCGCCGCGCAGCGGCACAATATGATCGACTGAGTGCGCGACCCCGGTCTCAGCAGTGACCGCGCGCGCCTGGCTGTAAACGGCCTCGATATCCGCCTGGACCAGATTATTGTCGCGCAGGATATTCGCCCGCTCAATGTAAAGCCGTCGCCTTTCTTTTGCCCGGCGATGGGTCGCTCTATATTTCGGGCGCACATATCGGGAAGCGTAAAGATAGGCCGCATTCTTGTGATAATGCTCGCGCCAGTAATCGTTCCGGGGGCCGCGCTTGCGGTCATAATCCCGCCAATACGCGCGCAGCTCCTCGCGATCCGCCGGGCTCATCCCGGTGCGCTTGAGCGCGTCGCAAGTCGAGCAGCATTTGTTTGAAGTGTAGCGAGGCGCCAGGTGGCCGAATTTGCACGGCTTCCCGGTGAAATAATACGCGGCCCTGGATTTCCGGGCCTGTTTCGCTGACCCGATCAGATTTTAAACGGGCGGTTTATCCTCCCGCATAGCGTCCGAGAGTCTTTTCGCCCTTGCCCCCACTTGCTCGGCCCATTCAGACCGCAACATTTCGTCCGCTGCCTCGGCGAATTTCTCATCGCGGATATACCCGATGGTTCGCTTGAAGTTGAGAAAGCCGAACGTCCCCAGATTGAAGGCCATATTCAGCACGACCATTTGCCTGGTCTCGCTGAGATCGCGCCACTCGGGAAACAGCTCATCAAGCTCGCGCATGAGGCGCACAATGTCGCCCTCGAGCATGAATTGCGCCTCGGCTTTGGTGATCCCGGTATCTTCCAGGTTTCGACCGACGCCGATTGTGAGCTTCCCGCTGGTGCAATAGTAGGGCTTGAGCTTGCAGCCCTCATCAAGCTCCAGCCATTTCGTTAATACTTTGAAGTCGACGCCCGCTGTCATTTTTGAGCGTTCCCGAATTTTTGGAGAGCGCCTTTTGCCAGGTCGCCCATGTAGGGCGCCGCGAAATAAAAGCCAAGGATCAGCATAACCGCCGGGGTCATTGTCTCGATTCGACCGTCCAGAATCTCAGTGCTTTGCAGCAGTTTATCCGCTGCGACATCGCCGACCCAGATCGAAATCAGGGAGCTTGTAGTCGCAGCCATAAACATAAAGAGCCAGGTGCCAGTGATCGAGAAAGCGATCACGCGACGGGCGAGCCTGGAGCCGCTGGTCGATTCCAGCCATTGGATGGTCATCTGGCGAGCGTCGGCCTCGGCCTTCATCAGCGCCTCGCCTTGCTCTTGTTTGGTATAGAAAGATTTATCGATCAGCCCGAATGTCTGATCAATGATTGAGCTGGCAGCGCCATCGCCCCCGAATAACTTACCCAGCCAGGACATTTAGCTTTCCTCTGGTGGATCGTCCTTTTTCTTCACTAGCGCCTGGACCGTCTCGGTTTCGTAAATTCTGATTCCAGTCCAGATGATTGTGAATAAAGCCGCTATGGGGGGCAGGATAGAGCCCAGAGACCCGAGCATCGTGCCGACGCTAATGACATCCACCACCTGTTTTGTCGATTCGTCGACCATTCCCAAACCCCCCAAGAAAGTTGGTTAATTGTACCAGCTCAAACCAAAAATCACAGCAGGGCGAAAATGCCGATGGTGAGCCCAACCAGAAAAAAGATTGGGGCCACCATCATCCATGCCGCCGCGACCAGAAGCTCTCCGATTCGATCACTCATCCCATCCATCGTCCAGCTCGTCATAAACTTCGTCGCCATTTGTGTCGCAGTAGCGCTGCCAATTTACCATTGCAAACGTCAGACCCTCGCTCCAGGGTATATATGCCTTGCACCATTCATGCGATCCGACTTTCATATCGTCGGTTTCCTGCGGAACGTAGTCACGCTTTGACCAGGGCTCTTGCGCTAGAAAATAGGTGTTTTTGTTTTTGTACAGCTTGCGCGTAAACAGCGCATTGTTTGGAGTGCTGATATATATTTCCTGATTGTCGTTTAGCGTATATGTCGAACCATCATCGTAATTGATTACGGTTTGCGCGGATGCGGCAGATGCGAATACCGCCAGAAGTGCTGCGATTGCTTTCATTTCACCTTGCTCCTTTTACTATTAAAAAGACCGTCCAAATGACGCCCCCGGATACCATAGCACCAATGATGCCTGCTGCAATATCGAGCATGATGCGCTGCTTCCGTCGCTGCTTGTAGATCGTCGCCTCGCGCCTGGCGCGTATCTCGCGCCGCATCGCCATCATTTCTTTGTAGGTCTCGTCGCCGTATGCCCAGATGATCAGCTCCCGGACCTGTTTCTCCATCTCTTCGGTTTTCTTTTTGGCGATGATGGCGTTGAGCGCCTGCTGCTCTACTGATTCGCCATCGAATAGCTTTTTGAAGATCGGCGGGTTTTCGGCTTCCTTTTCGGCTTCCTTTATGTCCGCGACCAGGCCGTACCAGTGCCCGAGCTTTTTTGCGACGTGTTCAATTTCCGCGCCCTTGCTGACAAGAACCTCGAGCCCCTTGAATGCGCTCGAGGCTATTGCGACCAGGGAAAGCGGGTCCATTCATATCACTCGGGTTTAGTGGGCCAGGTGATCGTGCCGGGGAATCCTTCCTGCTGCGGAACATCGCGAAGCGCCTGGCGGTATGCCGTCATTTCGTCCGACATGGTGACATCGGAGAGACCATAGTGATCGGTTTCCTTGAGCAGATCGTCGCGCTTTGCCCGCTCATCAGCAGATAGCTTTGCAGTATTTTCCGCGTCATACGCCGCCTGCTGATCCGCCACCGAGTGAGTGACGCCATCGTCATCGGTGTATTCGGTGAACATTTCGCGCTCGGTCCAGGCGTAAACCCAATTCCCATTCGCGTCCTGCTCGACGCCATCGCGAACGACGATTTTGTAATCGCCGGAAGGCGCTGGCTTAGGTGCCGCCAATACCGGGTCAATGCCCAGCGCTTCATGCACATTTGCACCCCATACTTTCGGGAGTGAAGTGTTTGGGTTATCGCTGCGGATTTGGCCTTGAGTCTTGACCTCCCCCGTTGATCTGATGCGATATTCCGACATAGTTGATTCTCCTATGCGATTGCTAAAAAGATGTAAGTGCCACCAGAAGCGTTGAGTGCCGCTGGCGCAGATGATGTAATCGTGAAGCCACTTGATAGTGGGTCGATGTAGTCTGTTGATGTGACTTGTGCGGCCGCTACATTTAGCCTTAAATACGGATCGTTGCCAGCCACAATTCCACGAACAGAATCCCAAACGTACCAATCACCCCCGGCATCCGTGCGCTTCACTAGCACAAACCTAGCGCCAGAAGTAAAACCACAGTTAACGTCTACATTAGAGCCTGTGCCTGTGTAGCTACCGACCTTTGATATGCCGGGAGCTGAGGCAAAGTGATAAGAGATATATCTCGCACCACTCTGATTAGAACCCCCTGCTGACCCAACGCCAAACACACTTTCAGTTGGAGCGGTTTTAAATATGGTGTCGTTATATAAAGGCACTCCATTTTGCTCGATAAATACCGTGTAAAAATTCGTTAAATCCTCATGGTAAGTACACCATGAGCCTGTGATACTCCGACCTTTAACTATAATCATCTGCGGGGTAACGCCAAGATTATGCTCTATCGTTCTATTTGATGCGCCATTCCCCGTATAGCACACAACATCAAAGAATCCCGGCGCTCTGCGAAAAATCCAAGACAGCGAATTAGTGTCAGGCCCACCACTTTGCGTATTGTGACCGTTATTAAAATCAAAAACAAAATCAGCAGAGGTAACTTCGGCGGCGGTAGAATTAGTAACTAAAAATTTACCCTGATTTAGTCTTGAGGAAGCCTCAAAACTTCCTGCGTTTGTTAAATATTTATTTATAGCAAAATCAGCAGGAAAATTAGAAACAAAGGCAGGATTTTGGCTTGCCGCTTGAGTTGTAGTTGTAAACAAATCAGTAGCCGCAAACTCTGATGCTGGCTTGTGGGGTCTGCGGATGGCGACGTAAAAATAAGGATTGCCGCCTCCATTAAAAGAATAAAACCCGGTCGGAGATACCTTGATTGCGTTAGAGCTGCTCGATTCAGACGCACTACTTTCTGCAAAAAGATATGCTGTATTTACGTTCGATCCTCCAGCTATGCCTCGCATAGTGTCGATGACGTGCCATGTCTCTTGGGAATTTGTTCTTTTGACTATTAAAAATTGAGGCTCCCAACCTAGATCGACAAAATTGTTTGTCGAGCCGGTCATCGTCCCACACTTAATAATTGACTCATCTTCATTATCGCCAAATATCGCAGCATCAGTATCGATGCCACCCATCGCAAACAAATAAACCACGTATGTGGCACCACTTACCGTGGCGTTGAACAACGAAAAAGAGCTTGAAAATATGTTGACAAATGTTGACGTGGCACTAAACGCAATCCCGCTTGTAGCAAACCCTCCGGTCAGGTTGAGATAACCAATTCCAACCTCGGAATCGCTAGAGCCGTCGCGCATATAAGCGCCCCAATCGGAAGTTGAATCCGTCCTTTTTACAATTACCAATCCAGGCTTGCATCCCAAGTCATGATTAACTGTTTGCGTCCCTCCATTCCCAGTATATGTTTGAACATCAAAGAACCCCGGTTGCTTGCGGAATGTCCAACCAACAATAGGTGTGCCTGTGTTAGATATAGCA